GCTTCAAAGTCATACCAGCGTCAAAACAAAGGCTGGCATGTGTATGTCTGAATCCATGGATTTTAATCGGACGCAAGTCGCTACCTTCCACAATTTTGATAAGCCATTTTCTGGGCAAGGTGCTTGGAATTGGTTTTTTAAACTCATTTTCAAAGATGTATTTGGTGTTTGGATTCTGCTTTCTCCATTTTTTTAAAATGCTTTTTGTTTTCTTGTCCAGACTAATCAGTCGATTACTGCTGACCGTTTTTGTGTTGCCTATCTCTTCGCCTGCAAAACCTCTTGTAATAGCCTTGTTTATATCCAAAGTGTTATCTGTCCAGTCTTTCCATTCAAGGGCTAAAATCTCTCCTTTTCGTGCCCCTGTGAATGCCAAAAGACGGAATAAAGTTATCTTCTCTAGATCCTTTGTTTTGGAGACAAGTTTTAAGAATTTTTGAAGTTCATCCTTGTTGTAAAAGTCGCTCTTGTTATCTGATTTTTTTCTTGTCGAAGTAATCACACTATCAACTGGGTTGGTATCGATATATCCATGCCTGATTGCATATTTGAAAACATTATTCATCAATCCTTTTAACTTACGACCATAGACTAATTTTCTAGACCATTCATTGGCCTGCTCTTGCATTTGAAGAGGAGTGATACTAGCTATTTTCCTATTACCCAAAACTGGATAGATGTGATTCTTGAAATTCCTAGAAGTTTTGATGTAGGTACTTTCTTGGACAGTTTCAGAGTAATCTTTGAGCCATCTTTTAGCGATTTCTTCGACAGTTATATCTTTCCTGCTTTGTTCTCCATTTTCTATATCTTCTTGAAGTTGGAGTAGTGCTGCCCTTGCTTTTGCTTTTGTAGCAAACCCTTTTTTTCGAGCGTACTTACTTTTTCCATTTTCTTTTCCGACATAGACTATGAAACCATAAGCCGTCTCGCCGTTTTTCTTTTTATAAGACTTTATTTCCATTGATTTTTACCTCATTTCTTGATAAAATGGGTATAGTAAAAAGGGCTTTTTAATGCCTTTTACTATCCAGAATATCCTCACACTCAAAATTTGGCGATGGAGAGTGTGGGGATTTTTTTATTCTACGATGATTTCGCCAACAGGAATAATATCTTTCTGTTTTGAAGATTTAGCGATTAGGTCGTATTGGTCAGCAGATTTTTCGTAACCGAGGGAAAGAGTAGCATTCTCGTCGGGTAGCTTTTTAGCAAATTCAGAAATAGACATACGAAGCAAAGTGATTGCATTTTTCTGGTCAGTAGTAGCGGAATTTGACTGGACTGCACCTAGAGTTTCTTTGGCCTTATCTTTAGCCGTTCCAGTTATCAAAATCATGATAGTATCATGTGGTTCAGATGAGTCTGAATCGATTACATTATTTTGAATTTTTACGCTTATTGCTCCAGTTGATTCAGGATCTAATTTTGATTTGATTTCAGAGATTAACTCATCATATTTACTGTTATCTACTTTGGCTTTTGTATCTGTTGAAGTAGTGTTTTTTTGCTCCGTTTTAGGTTGCTCAATATTATCTTTTGAAGTTGACTGATTATTAGAACATGCTACTAAAACAGTAGCGGAAAGCAAGATAGTTGTTGTAGTTAGTAGTTTTTTCATGGATATTCTCCTTTTCTAATTTACTAATGCTAAAGAGCGTCTTTATAGAGTCTTTTGTTGTTTTTGTCAAGTTTTTGTTAATTTTATTTTTATTGTTGCTAACTATTTCCAAAATGGAAACAGTTGGTTTTATTTCTCCCTATACAAATCCACGACCTCACCGATAATTCGGAAGTCTGTCTCTGGTGTGATTGGCATATCTTTGTACGCTGGGTTTAGACTATGTAGGTAAGCCTGTTCTTTATCAATCACTAGCTGCTTGATATAAGCATCGCCGTTATAATTGAATACTCCGATAACTCCGTTATTTAAGTCAACGCTTGTCTGGATAAATACCAGGTCGCCATCGTGATAGTCAGGCTCCATGGAATCCCCTTTAATGGGGATGACAAAGTCAGCATCAACATCTACTGGTAACTCAATCTGTTCCACTCGTACATCGTTCAAATACTGGCCTGTACCTGCAGAAGCAGGGTGGTCGTAGTAGTCGTAACTATAGAGCTGAATGACTTCTGATACTTCGTTTTCCTTCATTTCTTCTTCGTTTCTCTGCTCGTCGAGTTGCCTCTCGGCATAGGTCAAGACTTTAGCTTGCCTTGGAGATTTTAGTTCATCGTAGATGGTTTGGATTGAGGTAGTATTAGAAGAGGAGTCATCAGCCATAGAATTATTAGTTACAAATCTAGGATCTAATACAGATTTAGGTACTCCAAAAAAATCTGCAATTTTTTGAACATTACCAGGGATTGGCAAAGAAGTTCCTTTCACATACCCTGTCAATGTGCTAGGCGGTATTCCTGTCGCTCGAGATAGTTCAGCTTGTTTACAATTTCTATCAGATAAAATTGAGTTAAGATTTGCGGAAAAGACTTTCATATCCTCTTTATCTTGAGGAGTTAATTTTCCTCGTCCTCTTGCCATGTTTTCCCCTCCTATCTTCTTTACTATATAATACCGTTTATTTTCGATTTTGTAAATAAAAAATTCGAAAAAAATACGAAAAAAATCGAAAAACTATTGACATACGATTTAAATCGTAGTATGATATAATCAAGCTTAAGGAAATAACAAAACCAAGAGCAAAAATAGAAAATAGAAAGGAGAAACAATGAGACCAAAACGATATCCGTATAGTAGTAAAAAAGGCCATACCTTAATAAAGGCAGACCCTGAATTAGTAGAAAAACTTTTAAGAAACACTAGTTATCTTGAGAGTTTACTAGCTGAACGAGTAAAGATACAGTAGTTTCTGTACTAAGTTTATGGGCAACAAGAACACTGTGGAGAATAGCCTTTCTAACCTCCATGTCGATGGGATACTTTTTAAATACCTCATCTAACAAATCTTCGATAACTGGAATAGCATCGTTGATAATGTCTTGAGAAACTTGAAAAGCATCTTCTTTAGTTAATTTCGCCATATAGTTTTCCCCTCCTTTCTGTTTGGATTTTGACTAAAACGGTGAGAGGTCCTAGTCAAGATTGATTATAACATAGTTAGCAGAAAAGCACAACATATTGTTAATTAAATATATTTGCTTAACAACATATAGTGTTTTGAGGGGGGTAAAAATGTGGGAACAATTAAACAGAATAATGCAGGAAAGAAATTTGAACGGCAATCAATTATCAAAGATGGCTGGAGTTAATAGAAGTTTCTTTTCTGACTTGAAAAGCGGAAAGGTAAAATACCTTTCTTGGCCTAATATGTGCAAAATTGCTGATGCACTGGAAGTCAGCTTGGATGAATTTAGATAAGGAGGTAGGAACGTGCCGAAAATGACATTGAGAGCATTAAGAATAAATTATAACTTATCTGCAAAAGAAGTCGCCGATAAACTTAACATTCATCAACAAACATTGTTGAAGTATGAGCATGACAGTTCTAAAATTCCAATGGATCTTTTAGACAAACTTGCTCGACTATACAATGTTGAAAAGGATTTTATTTTTTTAGGCAAAAAATACGAATTAAATCATAATTTAGGGAAAGTGTGATTTAACAAGTGAGAGAAAGGAGAAAGATAATGTTTGAACTAAGAGATGCAATATTCCTGACATGATCCACTTAGCTGATTGTTTGAGGAAAGCTATCAGAAAACGTGCTATGCGACAAAAAACACCTAATCATGACTAAATTTAGAAAGGAACATTATGAACGAAATTTTTAATTTTCACGGGCAGGAAGTCCGTACTTTGACAATTGATGACGAGCCTTGGTTCGTTGGGAAAGATGTTACTGACATCCTAGGATATAGCAAGGCTAGAAATGCGATTGCTCTTCACGTTGATGAAGATGACGCCCTAAAACAGGGCCTCACAGATAATTTAGGAAGGGTCCAAGAAACTATTATCATTAACGAATCAGGTCTCTACTCCCTCATTCTTTCAAGTAAGCTTCCACAAGCGAAAGAGTTTAAACGTTGGGTGACATCAGAGGTCTTGCCAGCTATTCGAAAACAAGGCGGATTTATCCGTGAGGACTTGGATGAGGATGCCTTCATTGCTCTATTTACTGGACAAAAGAAATTGCGTGAGCAACAAGCGACCATGCTGGAAGATATCGACTACCTCAAGAGTGAGCAACCGATTCATCCAAGCTACGCTCAGTCGCTCCTGAAGAAGCGTAAGGCTAGGGTTGTGGCATGCCTAGGTGGTATTGATAGCCCTGCTTATGCGGATAAGATGTTTGCTCAGTCGGTATTTAGACAAGCTGAGATTGATTTCAAGGATCATTTCAATATCAGTCGCTATGACTTGCTACCCAAGAAGCATGCGGACGCTGCTCTAGCTTACTGGATGACGTGGGAGCCAAGCACTAATACCAAGATGAAGATTATGGAACTGAACACATTTAATCAAGCGTAGGGAGGAGAAGGAAAATGGAAATCAAATACATTTATAACAAAACGCCTCTTGGGTGGGTATGGCAGTTAGTAATTGATGGGTACGAGTTTTTTTATCCATGTGGCGATTTAAAAGCGTTAAAAAAATTCGTCAAATCAGAATTAGAAGTTTTGTTAGACAAAAAAGAAAGTGATAGTAATTACGGCTTGGCATTCCATGCGTGTGGATATAACGGACAAGCACAACAAGAGTACATAGATTATTGGGAAAAACAAGGAGTTAGTGTTTTTTAGAAAGGGGGTTTAATGGAAAAATTAAGTTTAGAACCAATTTATTTCGTGAACGAAAACGAGATATGCAAAAAGCACCTGACGGAAATCAGGCGCAGACTTAAATATTCAACATGATTATAACACGAAAGAGAGGAAATTGCCAATGGCTTTGGAATTGTTTGGAGAAGATTTCAAAAATGAACTGCTGGAAGAACTTGTCCAGTTGAATGTGAAAGCTATGACTGAAGCAAAACTACGAGTATCAAGAGGTACGAACTGGGCTTCAATCAAAGATGTCCAAGAGAAAACAGGTTGGGGTCGTAAGAAAATTGAAGATTTCAGAGACGCAGGGAAATTCCGCTACCAGCAAAATGCCAAAGGCGGTAAGTATTTATATGACTTGAACGATGTACTTCGGTTTCAAAGTCAGTTAGCACAATAAAGGAGATTAAAAAATGTTTGAACCACCGATTATGGACCAGCTGATAGGTGTTGCAGCCTTGCTGATTGGATTTGCAGCGGCTTGTCGTCATATCAAACTGCAAGAACAACAAGAGGAAGAAGAGAGACAAGAAAGAGGAAAATTATATGCCGAAATTGATTGATTTGTCAGGCAGGAGATTTGGTAGATTAACAGTTATAAAGCGTGCAGAATCAAATCGTAAAGAAGTTTATTGGGTGTGTCAATGCGATTGCGGAAACATAAAAACAGTACGCGGAAGCCTATTGACTACTAAAAACAAGAAAAAGAGAGTTCGGAGTTGTACTTGCTTACTGAAAAAGCGAGCATCTGCTAGGCAGGGTATCTTGACTGAAAAAGCAACTGAGGCGAACAGAACACGTTTTGAATTTGAAAAAGGAACAGATATTTTATCAATTTCCTCGAAAAAATTACGTAAAACTAATAAAAGCGGAGTGAAAGGGGTTTATTTCGACTGTTCTAGAGGCCAATGGACTGCGTCTTTAATGCTCAAAGGAAAAGTTGTTTTTCGTGAGAGATTTAGAAAATTCGATGATGCAGTCAAAGCTCGTAAAAAAGCAGAGGAAAAATATTTCAAACCAATCATTGATAGAGCAAAAAAACACGGGATTGTTTTAACAAAAGGAGATTAAAAAATGTTTGAACCACCGATTATGGACCAGTTGATAGGTGTTGCAGCCTTGCTGATTGGATTTGCAGCGGCTTGCCGTCATATCAAACTGCAAGAACAACGAGAGGAAGAAGAGAGACGAGAAGAGCAAGAATTTGCGTCTATGATTATTCAAGGATATAACCATGCATACGAACGTGGTAGAGAGGCAGAACGCCAAGAAATCCGCAGGAATATCCGCAGAGAGTTCAAGGGTTTCACATACGACAATGAACCGCCTGAAGGATTGAAGCCAGAGCCGTTAGCCTTGCCTGAACCTAAAATGCACATTTTGAAGTGAGGAGGTCAGGAAATGGAAGAATTGATTAAATGGCTATTGTGGCATGAGCGAGTGAATAGTGAAATGATATCGTCTGATGAAGAGAAGTCTGACTTTGAAACATATTTAGAGGACGAGAACAGGAAAATTTCACTTATCAAAGAATACCTAACCGACTATGAAAAACTAGCTAAAGACTATCGTGATATGGTCTCTGAAAATCGTCTGCTAAAGCTTGAAAAGATGGAGTTAGAGGGCAGGTACATCTATGAGGACATGCGGATGAAGTACCGTGCCAATCGTAGGAAGTGGGGTGCTCGGTATGTCTGAAATCAAGTGGATAAAAATCACAACGGACATTTTTGACGATGAAAAAATACGTCTTATTGATGCACTACCAGACCATGATGCCATTTTAGTTATATGGTTTAAAATCCTAGCTCTCGCTGGCAAACATAATCGCAACGGGCTTTTGATGATGTCAGATAAGGTTCATTACACTGATGAAATGCTTGCTACAATTTTTCAAAGGCCTCTAAATACTGTCAGAATGGCCCTAGGAGTCTTTGAGCAATTTGGGATGATTGAGATTATTGACGGTGTCATTACTTTGCCAAATTGGGAAAAACATCAAAATATTGATGGCATGGAAAGAATCAAGGAACAAACACGGAATCGTGTAGCAAGACACCGAGAGAAGCAGAAAAATCTTGCTCTTGGTAACGTTACATGTAACGTTACAGTAACGGACGGTAACGCACTAGAAGAAGATAAGAATAAGATAAGAAAAGATAAAGATAAGGATGAGAATACTACTACTACTAGTAGTAACGAAAATATTCTTGAATTATTTCAATCTGAGTTCCGTAGATTGCTATCAGGTTTTGAGATTGAGGAAATCAATCATCTTTTGAACGAAAATGATGTCGATTTAGTAAAAGAAGCATTGAAGACAGCAATCAATTTAGGCAAGCCTAACATCAAGTACATTGGTGGAATTTTAAGGAATTGGCAACTGAATCAAGTGACGACAGTTGAACAAGTTCGACAATCAGAAAAGCAACACAAGGAGAAAAAATCAGGTAAGGAGGTGACAGACGAATGGGGATTTTAGAACTTATCAAGCAATTTGAAGAGGAGTTTTATCCGATCAGCGAGGAAAAGAAGTCACTGCTTGCAAAACAACCTCTTTCTACTGTCACTGCTTGCTTGTCAGATATGGCTAGCTGGAAAGCTTGTGGGGGTAAGGTATCATGGTAACTGATGCACTCGAGGAGATGGCCTTATCTTACCACAGAAATACTGAACAGCAGGCTGAAATTTGCGAAAAGCATGGGATTCCCTTGATCAAAATCCTACGGACAAATGACGTTCTTTGTCGCTTATGCGAATCAGAACGGATCCATGCAGAGAATCAATTAAAGGTCAATGAGTTGGCTGATGCTGAGCATGAGAGAGAGCGGAAATTTTATCTTGAGAAATTCTCTCTCTATGATTATGTCCTGAAAAATGCTACTCTTGATAACTTTGACACACCGACTGAAAAAGAGGCTGAAAAATTGAAGTTTGCCCAAAAAATTTGTAGAGAGTGGGCAGGTGGAGCGAGAAACAATGTTGTTTTTCAAGGAGAAGCTGGAACGGGTAAAAGTCATCTTGCTTTTGCGATGATGAAAGCTTTATCAGAAGCTACAAAAGAGATTGCTATTTTTATCAATGTCACTGACTTACTGATGAAAATCAAGGCGGATTTTAGCCAGGAAGAGTTTCTGGTCAATAAAATCGCTAGTGCAAAGTTTTTGGTCTTGGATGATCTTGGTATGGAGAAGGACAGTGAGTGGTCCTTCAGTATCCTTTACAACATTCTCAACAAAAGGGCTAACACGGTTATCACGACTAATCTGACTGCACAAGAAATTCAGAAGCGATATGGTCGGCCGTTTATGAGTCGATTGATGAAGGGTGTAGACAATGATCATCTGATGGTATTTAATGACTTAAGAAATAAAAGGAAAGATTATTTTTAGAAAGGCGGTGTCTCTTGTTATTAAAACTCTATTTCATCTACAACGGGCACCGCAAGTTTTTCCTTGGAAGTTTTAACAATGTGGATGAGCTTATCGAACGTATGAAAGACCATCAATGGGCTTTCTCAGGCATTACCAGACCAAGATTCAAAAAATATATCGGAAAAGACGATGTACGTTTTGATTATGGTGCTGTAGATTGCTATTACTTAGCGACAAAATCAACGTGCCGCGAACCACGTTAAAAGCGAGCTAGGAATGTGTCAGTAAAGGTCATGTGACCTTGGACGAGCGGCTGCCCGTATTTAGCCAAACTCACAAAGGCAGTCGCATTTTTTGGAAAATGATATGAATGAAATCAAAGAAAAAGCCCTGGCGAAGTTGATAGAGGAATTAAATCAACCACATGATAACTCACTTGACCGTGTTCATAACTGGATATGCGATCAGGAGGATGAGGAATTATTTAAAGGAATCTTAAAAGAGCGATACTCTCTGAAGTGTGCTTTAAGCCATGCTAAAGAAAAAGCCCGTAAATTTGCTGAAAACGGAGTCGCTTGTATCGATGATGCTACTGTCTTCAGATGGGTTAGAGAGTACTTTATCTCAAATTCACAAGTATCTAACATCCAGCAGGTGCCTGTTGAGCCCGTCAAGAAGAAAAAGGAAGACAAATCTCAGGCTTCTCCTGAAGAAAAGGTTGATGTCGCCAAAATTAGGAAAGGCGCTGGTCCAGATGATGATGTCATCATGAAACCTAAAATTAAGAAAGAGAAAGGAGTAGTCGAAAAGCAAATGAGCATTTTCGATTTCTTGGATGAATGAAACATGAACAATGCAAGCGAGAAGCCGATAGACGATTGAAACCACCTGCAAACTTCTGGAGCTGGTGCTATTCGCAAATCACAACGTACAAATGGACCAATAAGGACAAGACCATAATTGCTTCAGATTTGAACCTTGGTCATTGTATTGAAAAGCGACTGACAAAGTCGTCACGGCTCACTTTTTATGACAAGACTTACTTTTTCTCAATCATTCTCAGCACGTCGAAACGTATCGAAATTCAATCTTATGAATTTAGCTCGAAGCTGGTCGAAGGGAAACAATTTATCGATTTTCAACTTACTAATCTAGAGCGATTTGAAAATGACAAACACATAAAGATTAGCCAAGATTTCAACGGACAATTTTATCCGTATCTATTCGCCAATTTCTTTAGTGGCGGTTTTTACACAGGAAATATTTTTTATCCAAACAACTGGGCTGAGAGACTTAGAAAAGTATCTGAGCTCAAATATTTGAAGTTTGGATACATCGATTACTGGGAAATTGAACGGCTTTACAAATACAAGTTTGAAATTGAATTCGCTCAGAAAATTCATGCTTATAGGTTGGCCAACGAAATCATGTATCCAAAGTATAGGTTTGGATTCACAAGAGCCGTAGATATGCGAATCTTGAATCGTAGATGGCTTCAGAAGAACAAACAATTCTTTAAGAATTCAAATCGTAGTTTCAATGAATTTGAATTGAGCCGTCGGTTGAAAGAGCGGAACGGCCAGCTGGTGCCTGGAATTGAGTCTTATCTGACTTACCACGACATTAAGCATATACCGAAAGGTGTAGGGATCAATAAATTTCAAAAATGGGTTATTAAGCATCACATTGAATTCAATGAGTATCTTGATTATCTCAAAATGCTACGAGAAATGGGCATTGAGCCTGAAGGTGATGCTATGCTTGTGCCAAAGGATTTCACGGCCATGCATAATCACACAGTCGGATTATACAATCAATTCGTCGAAGAAAAACAAAAACTGGAAGATAAGAAGAAACGCAAGCAACTTGAAGCTGAGTTTAAACTTAGAGAAGGAATGGATAAGACAATCAATGGCTACGCATTCCATGTCCCTAGAAAAGTGGCTGAGCTGATCTATGAGGGCAAGAAACTACATCATTGCGTAAGCTCATACACAGACAAGCATTTTAAAGGTAATACCTTAATAGTGTTTGTCCGCCTGTCAAATCAACCTAAAAAACCTCTTTACACACTCGAAGTAAGGCAGGGGAAGATAGCCCAATTTCGTGGCAAGTATAACCAAGATGTACCAGCTGAAGTCTGGGACACAGCCAAGGAATGGATGAAGCAAACGAAATTAGTACCAAAGTCAGCATAAAGGAAAAAGGAGTTGGAAGATGATGGAAGAATTAAAGAAAAAAGTTAATGGAGTATACGGCTGGTCGGTAGAAGACGGGAAGCCCAAACCTCCCAAGCAAGATTTACCACAAGCAGTGAAAGACCGGGTGGACTATTTTTGGGAAATGGCAGAAGATGGTATGACGTTTATGGGAGCGATGGAATGCATCTTCGCTGATGAAAAGCCTACAGACTATGATTTGGGAGCTACTAAGGATTGGTTGCCAAAATCTAAGGAGTTTGATGATTGG